GAAAATGCAAAATTAACACCCGGCCCTCTACAGCCGTCAGCACCAGAAATCCCGATTGTCGGCGAACCTGAAGTTCCCCCACCTGCACCACCTGTACCGTTAGTCGCTGGATCGCCCAATGCACCGCCGCCGCCGCCACTAGCAGTAAACGAACCAAACGTAGTGTTCCCACCAGACCCGCCGGAAGTTTGGGACGCGGTACCAGTACCACCGCCACCGCCGCCGCCACCAACCATTTCAACAATAATCGCCTTACAGTTAGCAGGCGTCGTGTAGGTGCCGGAACTGGATGTGAACTTTTGAATCGTAGGTGCGACACCTCGATCTGTCGCCCAAGAGAGCGTTCCGGAGCCATTGGTCGATAGAAGCTGACCGCTTGTTCCATCTGCACTAGGTAGCGTGTAAGTCGTGGAGCCAGCAGCGGCGGCAGGAGCAAGGCCAACATATCCTGAAGTTGAACCAGAGAGGCGGAGCGTCCCTTTGACATCAAGTTTGCTTCCCGGCGAAGCAGTCCCAATCCCCACATTACCGGAGGAGTCGATATTCAGCCTATCAGCACTTGCTGTAACGTCACGGATATTGAAAGCATCCGACTGGTCACCGCGAACGCCAACAGCCCATGCCCTAGCATCATTGGTAAGGCCCATACCAACACTTGAATCAGCGCCGGTTGACGTAAGCTGAAGCATCCGCAAGTTGCCAGACTGCTCCACGTACACGCGGCTTGAATTTGTGTTTGTAGTTGTCCCAATGCCCACATTACCGGACGAGTCGATACGCATTACCTCTGCACCACCCTCAGTGAACGCAATGGTGTCAGCGGCGGGGAAATAGATGCCGGTATTCGTATCGCCTGAAGTCGTGATGGAGGGCAGTGCGACGGTGCCTGCGGCGAAGGTGGCAACGCCGGTTGCACTCAGCGTAGTAAACGCACCCGTAGTAGGTGTCGTTGCGCCAACAGTTCCGTTGATGTTGATTGAGGCGGTGCCGGTGAGGTTTGTAACAGTTCCAGAAGAAGGCGTGCCAAGTGCGCCGCCATTGACTACGAATGCGCCGGCGGTTCCAGTATTCACTCCAAGAGCGGTTACTACCCCGGTTCCTGTGGTTATGGTCGACGGAGCTACGCCGGCACCGCCGCCAATTACAAGAGAGTTTGCAGCAAGAGCCGCGGAAGATGCCCAAGTCGACGAGCTTGAAAAATACGGAACACCACCAGAGGTTCCAGCAACAGTAAGTGCAAGAGTTCCGCTACTTGTGATCGGAGATCCTGAAACTGAAATCAATCCGCCGGTGAAGCTCTGAGCAACGGATGTGACGCTACCCAATGATCCTGAGTTCGATGCCAGAAGCTTTACGACGCCAGATGAATTCTTGAAATAAAGCTTTTCATCTACGGTGTTGAGAGCAAGTTCGCCGGCAACGAGGTTTACTGCGGTCGGAGCAGCAGATGCAGTAGTGCTGTAATACAGCGAAATTGGCGTATAACCTGTTTGAGCCATAATTTTTACCTCATGCCTTTTGTTTTCTGATTAACAGCTTATTCAAGCTATCAACCACCAATTGCGGTTCAACAAACTTTTCACTTACATGATCACAGCTTTCCCACCACAAGAACTGATTTGCAGCCAAAAACGATCTATCTTTCAATAAGTTCACATTCTCAGGATGACCGTAAATCAAAGGATCGGAAACGGACCACAAAACTATTCCGGGCCTACCCTGATCCCATGCTAAATGCTGGAAAAAACTGTCGCAACTAATCCATGTATCACATTGCTTGATCAAATCTTTCAATTCTGAAATTGACAGATTCTTTCTAAAATCTTCAGTCAATTGCTCTTCGCCATCAATTCCAACCTGCACCACACGCTCTGAAATCATATTCAAAAGATCATCCCAATACGGATAATTTTTTGGATTCCGCTTCCCACTCAAAAGCTTCTTCGAGTATGGAGAAATAATTATCATGCGTATAGCTTCCTGTACGCGCTTTCCAAGCTATCTTTCCAGCCCCATTGATCCATTTTTCCATAAATATTGTATTGGTCAATGTCTCCAAAAAGATCAATCGCCTCGGCAATCGACCGGCAAGGAATAATCTCAGGATAGCAGCCAAAAAATAGCGGATTCTTGATATCTGGCAATACATGCGAAAACACAACGTGATCACCCATTCCGCAGTTCAATACAACAATGGTCTTATCTCTAAACTTCAGATAATTCCTGAAAATCAACTCATCGTGATGATAAAGAGCGGCATTCGTCTCGGTTCTAATGCCTCCACTTGGATTCTTGAAATGCCAAGTTACAGCGTCCGGAACGACGAGCAAATTATACCCTTTTTGAAATAACCCCCAAGTAAAAAGGGTTTCTTCTCTATGGGCAACTCTCGACAGTCCAAGGTTGAAATCATGAATTCCGGCTCGGTACAGGAAGGTGCAGTGAAGATGCTCGACCTGCCTGACCTCAGTTATTGGCGACCACTGGATACTTGGCTCATCAAATATGTCGTCGATCTTCCCCGTAGAATGCTCTTCATAGTGCATTTTCGGTGGCGTCATAACCGAACCACCAACCGCGCCAATCTTGTCGGATGTATGCTTCAGAAGATTTTCCAAAACATTCGGCTCCGGAACAGCATCATCATCGCATCGCCAAACCCATTCAAATCCCATCCTATTGGCCGCCTGATGGATGTGGTGCTGGCCCTTCTTTCCGGCATATTGCCACTCCCATTCAATGCCTTTGGTATTCAGCATATTGAACAGGTTTTGGTATAGATGCTCCCCTCGCATGTCTTTCGGATCGTCATTGTCATCAAAAATAACAAGCTTATCGACCTTGCGAGTCTGATTGGCGATAGCGGTCAGCACAATCGGCAAAGTAGTGAAATATCTGCCCCTAGTAGGGACTGAGCATAAAACCTTAGCCATTGTGTTCACACAGCATCAAGTTCATGCCGTCAAAAGGCGCATTGCCAATCTGGCCAATTTCACCCATAAACTTGTATTCAAACCCCGGAAGATGGCTTTCATCAAGCATATGAAGCCGGTGATGCTCGCCCCAAAACCCGGGAGTCTCTTTGTATGGAACCGTGATCAGCAATCGCTTGCAATGCTTTTTCAATCGCTGCGCAACTTCAAGACCATTATCGATATGCTCGATTATTTCCATCGCAACAATAGTGTCGTACTGCTGAATTTCAAAAGTATTGATATCGGCATTAACAAATTTCTTGTTTTTACCCCAACCTTCTTCCGCAGCAACAGTAACAATTTCAGGATTGTAATCAAGGCCAAGATAATTCACGGAATCACCAAAGAATTGAGATCCGTAGCCGTTTGAACAACCAATCTCGAGAAGGCTATTTCCAAGCAAACGATCAGCAGCCCACAGATATCTACTCTTTTCTCTGGGCTGAACTTCTTCACCCTTGATTGCAACGTATCTCTCAAAATTATTCATCAAGGACCATTTGTAATTTTGAGGATTGTATTTCCTTGCAAGCTTACGACCATTCCTTGCAAATACAGCATTGAAATCATTTACCAAGCTGGGATCATGAACGGTTCCCTCACCAACGTGATATATGGGGAAACCACCGCGATACATCTCTTTGCTCAACAATTCCTTTGGCGTCGATTCAGCCATAACAAATCCTGCCCTCATGGCCTCGATGCTGAATTCCACATCTTCTCCAGTACCTACGCCATACTCTTCATTTAGCAAGCCGATTTTATCAAGTACTTTTCTGTGGATCATCACGCAGAAAAATACACAGAAGTTGCTTCCAGCCTCAGGTGAATGCTGAATAATTGGACCGCTGATGCCAACTTTTTCATCATTCAAAAATGGGGCATCAAGCATCTCAAGCCATTGATTTTTGGATTGATCCAGAAGAACGGTATCATTGTTGAGGAGAATGATCTTTTCTGTCGTGGCCGCTTGAATGCCTTTATTTGTGGCCTTTGCATACCCCAAAGGAGAATCACACCACTCAATCTTCAAATGCGGTATTGCTGTATTGAGATATTGCAAATATTGAAATGTATTATCCTTGCAGCCATTTGCCGAAATAATAAGCTCCACATCATTCATGTTTGAATGCTTGATGATGGAGTCAACACACGGCTTCAAATACTTTTCGCAGTGATTGTATGTCGGAATGACAACGCTATATTTCAATTTTTACCTTTGATTAAAATACGCCGCCAGCTATACCGCTGGTAAAAGCATTTGTTGACGCATTATATTTAAGATCAGAATCCACATACACAGTTTGGCTACCTGAAGTTCCAGTAACCAATGTTGGATAGGTGGTCGTTGCAGATGTTGTTGTAACGGTTACTGCAGTTGGTGTTACACCGCTGAACCCTGAAACTCCGGAATATCCAGAGTAACCACTAATACCACTGAACCCTGAAAATCCGGATGTTCCATTTGCTCCATTCGTTCCGCTAAATCCAGACCTGCCGGAAAATCCAGAAATTCCTGAAAACCCGGATATTCCAGAAAATCCACTGTAACCGCTTATTCCTGAAAATCCAGAAAACCCTGAAGTTCCTGTTGCGCCAACGGCACCGCTATAACCACTAATTCCAGAGAAGCCACTAAACCCTGAAATTCCTGAAAACCCGGAATACCCAGAAATACCAGAAAAGCCGCTATAGCCAGAAATGCCGGAAAACCCACTGTAGCCGCTGATTCCGCTAAAGCCGCTGTATCCGCTAATTCCTGAGAATCCTGAAATGCCAGAACCGCTAAACCCAGAAATGCCCGAGAAACCGGAATATCCAGAAGTTCCTGAGAACCCAGATATTCCACTAAAGCCGCTATATCCACTTATTCCGCTGAAGCCGCTATACCCAGAGATTCCTGATCCGCTGTAACCGCTTAGCCCGGAAAATCCACTGAAACCAGATATTCCAGAATAACCACTGAAACCACTATAACCACTGATGCCGCTATATCCGGATATGCCGCTGAATCCTGAATAACCGGAAATACCAGATCCGCTGTAACCAGAAATTCCTGATCCGCTATAACCAGAAATTACGGAAAAACCGCTATAACCGCTTGTTCCGGAAAATCAACCAAACCCA